AGCATCTTTGGACCAATCTGCCGGATCGTTGTCCAGCTTCTTCGCAGGCGCAGTGAGTGCAGCCTTCACGTCTGCCCGGAACTCATCCATGGTATAGGGCAAACCAAGCTGGCTCCACAGATGCTCCGGGTCACCGTGGTTGGAGGCGATACCTCTGGCATAGCCCTCGCGGTGGGAGAGGATCACGCCGCCCGCCAGCGGGTCCAGAGAGAACTTCTGGCAGAGCATAG